GGGTGCTTTTAATAAGATAGATACTGTAACATGGGAGTATTTACATGATAGATTTAAGTTAGCTGTTTATTTAAAGCAGAAAGAAAAGATGTTAGATGCTGGTATTGAACCTAAACTAGCTGGACAAAAAGCTTCTGAATTTGCCAATGATGCGTTTGGTTCTTTAGACTGGAATAACTTTGCTACTAGATTGTATGCTTATGCAGCTAAACATCCTGATAGAGTAAGAAGTAAAGTTGCTAATAGATTAGCTCAGTTAGTACCTGTAAATAAAAGACGATGGTTAAACTTAGGATTATTTGCTCCTGACTGGACTGTATCTAATATTAGGATTGTGTATAAAACAATGACTGGTTTTCCTAATATGAGTAAAGCATTAGGTAAAAGAATACAAGAAGGTAAATGGGAAAGTCCAGAAGCTAAAGCTGCTGTTAAAGCATGGAACGCTTATGCTGCTTATAGTGCTAAAGCAGGTATGTATACTTCAGCTATGTGGTGGGCGTTGACTGAAATGTTTAGCGATGAAGAAGCTACTATGGAAAACTTATGGGATTTTTGGAGTGGTGAAAATAGTGGTAGATTAGACTTAGGTAATGGAGAAACTATGGTTATATCTAAACAGATTGCAGAGCCTATACATTGGGCGCAGCATCCTACTCACACTTTTATGAACAAGACAAGTGTTGTGCCTAAGACAGCATTAGAGCTTATGTTTAATAAACAATGGTTTTCACTTAAACAAGGTATGCCACTTGGTCCAAGATTAGTAGATGAAGATGGTACACAACACTATGCTAAGTGGATACTAGGAAAAACTATACCTATTGTAGGTAAGTCTGTACTAGATGAAGACTTAGATTGGCAAGAAAGATTTGAAAGAACATTCACGGGTTTCTTTGGATTCCCACAATATGGCGACCCCGAAGATAACAGGAGATAATTATGGCAAGAGGTAATCCTTTAATAACAGAGGAAAAATTAAAAGAAGCAGAAGGTAGATTCGACCCTAATCTAAGAGATGAAGGTGCTGGATTCTTTAGTACATTATTTACAGCAGGTAGTAACTTAGGTTCAGATGCTGTTACAGAACTAGGCTATATAGCTCAAGCAGTAGCTCGACCTATAGATACTGGAGAAGCTGTACTTAGGGTGCTAGCTGGTTACGCACAGAAGGCGTTGCCTGATGATTGGGAGGCGTACTTACCTGAAGACTGGGCAACTAATAAAGTATATGCTAATGCTATTAATGATTACTATGCTGAAAAATATGGAAGTTTAGAGCAAGCTGCTGATTCTTTTGCTGAGCAACCTATAAGTGTAGCACTAGATGCTTTTGCAGTTAAAGCTTTACTAACTACAGTATCTAAACAAGCAGCTAAGAAAGCAGCTACTACTAGTAAGATGGCTGACACAGCTAAAGGTACAGTTATGGAAGGAGAACTTGCTTCTAGAGCTGCTGCTGAATTAAAAGTAGCACAGGAATTAGAACGAACTGTTAAGTATGAAGGTAAGTTAGTATGGGATGATGCGCTAGGTGCTTATGTACCTGAGTCAAGTGTCACTAAACCAGCTAAAATAGACGCAGCAGAAGTTGCTCCTATAATAGATGATATTGAAGCTGCTACTCCTAGTGTACAACCTGCGGTAGCTAATCTAAATACCGAAGGTATGATGAGAGCTACTAGAAATCAAGCACAGAATCCTTTAGAGTTAAACGAACAAGTTTTAGGTAATCAATTAAAAGCAAGAGAGCCTGTTGCTTTTATGGATGGAACTGCTCAAGAATCTATAGCTGCTACAAAAGCTTATAATGAAGCTGCTATTGCAGCAAGTAAAGAACCTATAAGTTACAAAGGAACAACTGTAGCTATTGCGGATGATTTAGAACAGGCTGCTGCTCAAGATTTAGTTAAAAGAAATAAAGCATTTGAAGATAATGCTCTTGCTGCAAGAATAGCAGAAGTACAACAACGAACTGCTGACGCTAACAAACTAGCTAGAGATAAACAACGCATGGATGACGATGCTGCTATGGCTGCTGCTATTCAAGATGACTTGTTTACTAACGCTAGTCCTGCTGCTTATGAAAACTATCAAGCTACTAGGTTAGCTGCTCTTGCTGATGATACAGCTATTGCTACTGCTGCGCCTAAAGGTATGATGGCTACTAGAGCAACTGGTCCTATATCAAGAACTAAAGATATAGACATACCACCTCCACCTTCTGTACCTAAACTAACAGCTAAGCCAGAGTCAGCTAGTAGAGGCTTTAAAGATTTAGAAATTAATCCTAGTAGAGTTTTACCTGCTGCTCAAAGGGTAGCTGCTGCTGCTAGCCAGACTGGACTACAAGGAGAAAGAGGAACAGATGGTTCTTTTTTACCTGAACTACCAGACAGAGGTATTGATATAGACCAGAGCATAGGTGCTTCTGTACCTGAACCAGTAGAAATTATAAAGAGTAGTGAAAAACCGGGATGGTATCAAGGTGTCACTAAAGAAGATGACGATGATGGTAATTACTGGAGTGCTGACTTTGAAGATGAGCATTGGAATACACCAGCAGGTGTACAAGAAGCTATAGGTATATGGGGTAGACCTGTAGGTAATCGTATCGGACAGAGATTTAACTAGGAGATATAATGAATCAATATATAAATGCTTTTCTAGGAGTTCCTCAGAATGTTAAACCTTCAACTAGTATTAACTTAGCTAGAGGAGCTGGTATGTTAACTAGACGAAGTCCTTATGGCATGGCTGCTATGGCTGCTGCTTATGGAGGAAAGAAAGCTTATGATTACTTTACTGAGGATGAGCCAATAGAACCTACTCCGGGAAGAGAGGAGTATCTATCTACTCTTAACAATAAATTTACTGATGAAGACTTAGAAGAATACCTAAAGTATAGGAATCAATAGAGAAGGGTGACATTGGTGGGCGAGGTGGATGTCTTTCTTCTTCCTTGTCTTTTATAGTTTGCATACACCATCCTCACAATCATCTGGACCTGTTGTAATTATGTATTCATCTGACCTGCCTGCTGTAGTAGTGACAGGTACTCTCCCTAAGTTAGCACATACAAACTGTTGTAATAGATTTTCATCTGTTCTCAGTTCACATCTCTTGACATATTTAGTGTAGGCTTCTTCAAACTTCATACTTAGTACTGCTGCTCTCTCTGCGTAATCTTCTGCTAATCTTCTTATAATCTCTTGCCTACCGCTTTGTGTCATAACTCATCTCCATTTAATTCGATAACTACATAGTTATCTTCCATATCATCATCACCAAAACTCGTGGTGAATCCCCTGACATAGTCATAACTATCATCGACCAACACTTCATGCTCTACCAGCGCATCCATTAGGAACTTGTGTATAGGAAATGTATAATTATCTATGTCTTTCTTTCTCTTTCCTTTAAAGAATAGAACATACTTAGGTGTAAGGTTCTTAAACTTAGGTAGAACCTTTACCCATTCTTCTACTTCTTTGTGATAATCTTGCTTTACCTTATTCAGACTAAGGTAGTGCATGTTTCTATAAATGTTCATACTAAAGAGATTAGTACGCTTTTTCTTTCCTCTGCCTTTACTATAGGTAGGCAGCTTTATTACAGCTTTATAAACCATCCCCTCCTCCTAAAAAAAGGGGTTCTCATACAGACGAAACCCCCAGTCTTATCTTTCTAACCTACCCAACCAAGCACTAAAGCTACGATTACTATACCTAAAAATACTGTAAGTGATTTGTTAGCCAGTACTTGCTCTATCATCTCTTTCATATCTACTCCTTGTCAAAGTAATTATAAACTTCAGCTACCTTAGGATAATTAACTACATCAACTAAAAATCTAGGTCCAGTTGAGTAGGCAAACACCTTCATGTTAGGGAAGCAATGCTGCTTAAACACGCAGTAGCTGCACTCCATAGCAAGCTTTGTGTTGCCTGACTTACCATCAGGTACTAACTCATAGCATTGCTCTGGTCTTTCATCTCTCTCCACTACTTCTTTGAGATGTTCTATCTGTATTTCAATAGGTTCATCATGCTCAAAGTTTTCAAAGTGAGTACACAAGTGACCGTTGGTTTTATCTATTACTAACCAACCACCTTCTTGTACACCGAGAGAAGCAGCATAACCACGCAGTTGGTCTACATAACCAAACGGGTCATCCCATCGTAATCCTCCTTCTTTGAATTTCTTAAAGCCGAAGGGTGCTGCTGTTTTAACATCAATTAGTTTACCATCAATCACACAGTCCATGCTACCTTTTATACCAGAAACTTCTGCTTCTGCTTGTTGGTGTGTGACTTCATGCCCAGCTAATTTAACAAGAGCCAGGACTAACTCTTCTGTAGCGTGTCCATACAGGAACTTCATAAGGGTACTAGGCTTCATTTGTTCTTGAGCCATACCTTTGTGTACATACCATAAGAATCTCTCCTTCCTGCCTATGTTAGACATGCGTAAGGTACGCTTATCTTCTCTAGGTTTAAGGACATTATCTCTAAGCAATGACTTCATTGATTCACCAAAGTCATCTATTACTTTATCTACATCTACATTACTGTCTGCTTTACTAGAAGACAGGACTTCATATACATCATCTACTAATGTGTTAATACTCTTCATGTGTTCTCCTCATATGGGTTGCCCTCCATTGACAACTCGATTAGCTTGTCTAGATACCACCGTGCTTTTCTTAGGTCTTGTATCCCAGCTTTGTCTTTGTATCGACAGACATATTTTACTACATTACCTTCTATGAAAGTCATGTTCTGGTCTATTATAAAATCTGTTACTTCTATCTTACCTTTCTGATAGTAAGATGGATTGATATCAGTTGTCATTAGTGTGTTTCCCTCCATGTTGTTCCAATCTTATAGTCACCATCCAACGGACAGTTTAGTTTAAAGTCTTTACCTGCTCTGCGTACACAATTAACTGCTAAGTCACCGAAGAAGTCTGCTTGTTTTTCTGCTACTTCTACTTGTACTTCATCATGTATCTGCCCTACTAGCTTGTAGTCTATCTTATATACCTGACTAAAATGGTCAAGTAATACAACAGCACGCTTCATAACGATAGCACCTGCTGATTGTAGTAAAGTATTTAGAGCTGCGTGTGAGCTGCGTACATGTAATACTCTACCATCTAGTCCGATAAGCGACCCACTATCAGCAAGCGAAGTAACTCTAGTTCGTAGTTTCTTAAGAGCAGGCGTGTTTTTGAGGAAGTCAGCTTTAAGTCGTTTACCATCCTTAGCTGTTCCTCCGACAACCTGCCCGATTTTCCCGTCACCTGCTCCGTATAAGAACGCATAGATGAATGTCTTTGCTTTATCTCTTGATTCAAGATTTGCAGCTCTTTGATTTGCTGTGTGTATGTCGCCATTGATTACCTCATTAGTATAGTCTTCATCATTCATGTAGTGCGCAAGCATCCTGAGTTCTAAGCCTGACGCATCCATACCTACTAGGCAGTAACCATCTTCTACTGTAAACAATTCCCTACAGTCTTCACCATAAGGTGAGTGACTAGCAGGTACTTGTGCTAGGTTAGGACTTGAGTGTGTCATCCTACCTGTCACAGCACCGCAGGTATTTACCTTGCCATGTATCCTACCTGTTTCATCTACCGCATCTATCCATGCGCTGACTAATCCTAGTCGCTTCTGTAACATTAGGTACTTAGCTATGAGTTTACCTTCAGGTATTTCTATAGCTTCTAGTATGGTTTCTGATACGATAGGTGTACCTAGTTCTGTGAAGTCTTTAGGTGTCCATCCAAAGTGTTGTAGGTATTTAGCTATCTGTTGTCTACTGCCTAAGTTGAATTCAGGGTATGAAAAGTATCCCCAAGCATCGTGTTCTACATTATCTACTAACCCATCTAATTCATGATAATAGTGTGCGCCTTTTTCTAGCTGTGTTTGCGCACGCTTAGATATACTGCCATCTTTGTTGAACCATTTATCACCGGGATGGTTAAGTTCTACCCATACAGGTAGAGGTTTGAACACCTTGCGTACTTCATCTTCTGCTATGAACATCTCTTCTTTGATAGCAGCTAGTAAATGAGTAGCTCTGCGTAAGTCAAACTTCCAACCGTTCTCTGTTTGCTTGTGAGTTATCTGTGCTATCTTATGCTCCATATCTAGTGCTACTTTAGACATACCTTTACCTGTCATTAGCTTATACAATTTAACAAGCACCTTAACATCCTGCTTACAATACTCACCCATCTCTTCTGTATACATAGACCAGTCATCATACTCACCCTTAGGGAAGTTCAATCTTGTACCCCAAGAAGCCAGAGAATGCCCTCCTTCCCTACTTGGATTGTCCAGACGACTCATGACTAGGGTATCTTCTACTTCACCCCACCATTCAAAGCCTAGGAGTTTACCTAGAACAGGTAGGTCAAAGCCTATGATGTTGTGTCCTACTAATACCTCAGCATTTACCTCGACTAACCAAGCAGGGAAATACTTAACTCTATCAGGTGTCCAGAACTCAGACACATCCTGCCCAATTATATGAGCAGCAATACAATGTATTCTACTAGGATTAAGTCCATCGGTTTCTATGTCAAATGCTACTTTCATTTCTTTTTCTTGGCAGCTCTCTCTGCTTTCCTGCGTGCTTTTCTAGAGCTGTCTAGTCTGCCACTTCTTGATTTTAGTATGATTCCTTTTGCTCCTCTTCTCTTCATGATAGTAACTCCTCTAAGTCTACAACTACTTCAGTTATCCTACCTGTTTCGTTGTCATAATGTAGGTGTCCAGTTTCTCCTGTTTCACCTGTGTATCTATTCTTAAGTATGCGTAGCTTAGTTACATTACGCATCCAGTCATCCTCGTGTTGTTGGTTACGCTCTAGTGCTATAACTATATTAGATAACTGTGCGATACCTTGACTGCCACGCAAGTGTGTAAGTGATATCTCACCACCTTCTTCATGGGTAATGCCTTGCTGTCTACTTAGATGGGATATAACAAACAACCCTATGTTAGTTTCTACAACTACCTCACGGAGCTGTGTCATTAAAGCATCTATGTTTCTGCGTTCATCACCTTTGTAATCACCTGACATAACTAGGTTTAGATGGTCCAGGATTATCCACTTGATGTTCTGTGCTTTAGCCATAAGCCTGATACGACTGACTATCTTTTCTACTGACAGCTCTTTGCCTTCATACAATGATAAAGCTTCTTCACCATCATCTCGTTTGAATAGCTTGTCAAAGGCTGCGTTAGCCTCATGCTCTGGAAAGTTCTGTCTGACTTCATCTAGGTGATAAGGTGTAGACAATTCAATACCTACTAAGCCATCGATAGTACGCTCGGTAGTTTCTTCTAGGTGTATGATACCTACCTTGT